CCCATCTAGTGAGATCTTCGAAATCATTGACAAAGGTGCTAATCCAGGGGTCATCCTCATCTGGATTGCCATCAACTGATTGTGGATAACATGCTATACCGGTAAATCTAGACTCGTAAACTTGGTCTGATTGTATTTGTGTTTTAGCACGGATCCAATCTGGATCTTCACGGAGAACGGCATCATAATTTAAAATTAGATAAGCTATCAATTCCCTGCAAAACTTACGTATTTGTAAATCAGTCCAACCAATTCCTAACAGCGCAGCTGTTCTTTCCAAAGTAACACATGGTGAATGATCCTTCTTTGGAGAATAATAGACACTATTCATAATCTTTTCACGATCATAAATTGGAACCATAACTCCTCTCATGGGGAGAAACTGAGCAGACAAAAAGTCAAGATACTCAGCTTCACGTGGTTCAAGACTGTCTGTGGTAGTGGTAACTCCCAAAGTTTTCCACACTTCAATTACAGAAACTCCATTATAAAATTCATGAGCTTCATCAGACACAGTCCAGGTGTTGTCATCACCTACCAGAGCTTTGGATGTAAGCATTTCAAAATCTTCATATGTACAAAGATTAATGTTTTCTACTTTACTTGTTCTAATCCAAGCATAAGCCATTAAAGTATACAAAATTAGTGTGTTGTCACTAATAGTATTGCAGGAACCTGACGGGTTTCCTGTCTTTTTCTGGATAATAATTCCTTCTGGTGTAAGAATCAATGTATTTATTAAATTTCGATAATATGTTTGAATTCTAAGCTTATTTTCAGGTATTTGAAACTCCTTACTAAGCATTTTATACCGAAATTGAGCACAACCCCACATCAAATAAGCACGCAATGATGAATCATATTCCTTTTCATCAAGGGCATAACCATTACGGAAAACATTAAGTTTCTTATACAAAACATTCCAATTTCCATTGTATGGTGACATTCCAACTGCTGATGCAGTTTTGAGGTGTGATCTGTACATTTTAATATTCATATCAACAAACAAACGTGTTCCGTGTATTGTTGCATCAACTGGCATTGACGTGAATGTTCGTATCGAATTAGCGTTCATTTTCTCCTTAGTACGCAACTCTTCCTTAAGGGAATTAGTTGCAACACAAGTCCAATCAGGATCAACGCCGAGAAGGTTCCAGTCCTCCTCTAACCATGCTGTTATCTCTTCATCTTCTTCAAATAATTCTTTCTTTTTCGGAAATTTCTTGTTAAATGGACAGCCTGAACTTGTAGACATATCTAGCTCTCTAATTGCCTCATCTAGTGTTAACACTCGAGAATTTTGCATATAAAGCCCAAAATGTCTTTCAGTCCAGGACCACGCTAGGTTCATATCATAAACCTCGTCCTCATCCATTGGCAGAATACCTTTTGCATATTTTGCAAGTGATTTATAAGCAGCTTCAGGATTGGGTTTAGGAATACCCCAACTATCCGGTTTAGCTATACCGTTCTCATCTATATACATTTTAACAAAACAATCCTCTGCTCTTTGATTATTATACGCAGGGTCACGAT